AAAGCCACGGTTGACGCGGCGTTCGTCGCGGCGGCGACCATCGGCCGGGTGAAAAACAACATCGCGCCAATGAAGACCATCGACAGCCTGAACAATCGCCCGACGACCATCGCCGATCTTAACAAGCAGAACGCCGAGTTCTGGAACAACCGCAAATAAGGAGCAGCATCATGCCAGGTTCTGCCTATTTATATAACATGCCGATGGGTATCGCCGGCGGCGTCACCCGCTCGCAGGATTTAACCATCGAGCCCGTCACCCTCGACTATACAAACCAGTTTTTGGCCTACGGGATGGCCGGGAAGTACGACAACAATAAACTCGTCCCACTCGAGGATGGCGACGATATCAGCCAGGTAAAAGGCATCCTAGTTCGCCCTTACCCCATAACCTCTTTTTCCGACCTCGCTTACATCGGCGTTACGGCAAACCAGACCGCTGACAACCTGAAACGTGGTTACATCTGCGTGCAGGCCACGGCCGGAAACCCCACAACCGCGAAGAAAGGTGATCCGGTTTACGTCCGCGTGACAGGGGGAACTGATGCAAGCCCGGTCGGTTCATTCCTGCTGCTGCCGGACGCCACACCGGCCAACACGCCTCAGCTGCTGATTGCCGAGGTTATGGGGCCGGGTCGGGCTAATGGCCTGGTTGAAATCGCGTACAACATCTAGGAAAAATCATGTCAAAGCTAATCCAAACCATTGATTCAGCGACCATTCAGAGTACCGGTATTTTTCTTGTCGGTGAGCTGGAGCGCATGGACCAGAGGCTCAACACGCCTCTGGTGTCGTATAAATACACGCGAGACCTTCCGTTCCGCAGTGATATCTCCATTGAAGACGAGGTTTCCTCGTTCATCAACACCGACTTCTCCAGTGTGGGCGGGGCCAATCCGGCCGGTAAAAACTGGATGGGGAAAAAAGGGACGGCGATTGCGGATATTAACGTCGTTAATACCCCAACGCGTAACGAACTGAGTATCTGGGCCCATCAGCTCAGCTATACCATCTTCGAACTGAAGGCAGCACAGAAAGCGGGACGCCCTATCGATGAGCAGAAATATGAAGGTCTGAAACTCAAATGGAACATGGACGCCGACGAACAAGCGTACATCGGTGACACTGAAATTGACGTTCCTGGACTGCTGAACCTGCCTTCCGTCACGCCTGTCGCGGCACCAGCCCCCTGGACCCCCACCACGGACCCGGATGTGATCGTGCAGGATATTAACCTGGTACTGTCTGATGCGTGGGTGCGTTCTGGATATGCGATCTGCCCGTCAAAAATAGGTATGGCACCAGAACTCTTTAGTCTGTGCGTCAGCAAAAAGGTCTCCTCTGCCGGGAATATCTCTCTGCTGGAATACATAAAAATCAACTGTATCGCCTATCAGGAAAATGGCGAGCCACTGAATATTGTATCCATGAAGTGGGCGTCAAACCGTGGTGCCGGCGGTTCTCATCGCCTGATTGCCTACACCCAGGATGAGCAGTATGTCCGCTTCCCTGTTGTTCCCCTGCTGAATACACCCGTTGAATTTCGTGGTCTACAGCAGTCAGTGGTGTATTACGGCAAGCTGGGCCAGGTGGAAACACCTTATTCCAACACCATCTCCTACCTCGACATCCCAGTCGCTTAATCCACACGCAGCAGGATGGCGGCTCCCGCCATCCGGAGAATTCAACATGACGTTTATTGTGAAAACAGCGGCGACGCTACGCCTGGCTGATGGTGGCTCATTCAATCTCACCCCTGGTATGCATGACGACTTCCCGGTCGCCGTGAAAAAACACTGGGCTTTTGCTGCCTATGCGGAGCCGGTAGATACCACCTCACAGGGGGACACCGACAAAAAAGGGTCCTCTGCCGCTAAAAAGCAGATAAAGCTGCTCCAGGAACAGCTGGCTGAACGGGATAAAACGATCGGCGTACTGGAGCAGCAACTCAGTACCGGGCAGGCGCAGCTGGCTGGGCAGGTCGCACAGATTGACACCCTGAAAGCCCGCATTACCGAGCTGGAAGGGCTGGCCGCTGACGCTGACGAACTCAAGGCCCGCATCGCTGTGCTGGAAAAGCCGGCTACCGAAACGGGCGCCGGACCCAGCACCCAAACCGAGAAAGCGGAAGGGGAAAAGAAAGATGCCAAGAAACAGCCGCCTGCCGACAGTTGAGGCGTTTCGTGCTGATTACCCCGAGTTTGACGACACCGCCATTTACCCCAACGCCACGATAACCCGCTACCTTAACCGGGCTGACCGGAACCTCGACCAGAATGTGTTTGGTAGCGACTTCGTTGATCTGGCCGAGCTGTTTACCGCGCATTACACGGAACTCAGCGGCCGGATACAGAGTGCAGGTAAAAGTGGCGTCGTCAACAGCAGTCGCGGTGCCGGCGTTCTGACCTCAAAGAGCATCGACAAGGTCAGCGGCAGCTACGACGTCTCCGGGATTGTCGATCCGGAGGCGGGGTTCTGGAACAACACCAACTACGGCCGCGAGTTCTACTGGTTGTGGTCGATGTTCGGCATGGGCGGGAGGCAACTCTGATGAAAAGCGGCGTGAAGGTGACGGCGGACAAGGCCGCCGATGTACTGGCCTCCCTGCGCCAGTTGTCCGGTATGGATGTGCTGGTTGGTATCCCAGAGGACAAGGCGGCGCGGGATGAGGGTTCCCCTCTGACCAATGCGGAGCTGGGTTACCTGCACTCTAACGGGGCGGTAGTGGAAATCGACGGCGAGACCGTCACACTGCCGCCCCGGCCGTTTCTGGAAATGGGGATCGAGGACTCAAAGCCCAGAACCACAGCCCACCTAAAAGCCGCGGCGATTGCCGCGCTGGACGGTAAGCCGGAAGCGGCGACGCGTGAGCTGGAAAGTGCCGGTCAGATTGCGCGCGATGCGTCAAAGGCGGTTATCGGCGCCGGCGATCAACTTCACCCGCTCTCTGAGGCAACGCTGAAGCGGCGACGGGAAGCGACACCGCCCATACCGGGCGATAAGCCACTCTACGCCACCGGCAGCCTGCTTAAATCCATTAACTATGTCGTGAGGAAGAAATAATGCCGTTTCTCGACGTGGACGACATTCTGGATGACCCGGATTTTTGCGATGAGGAGCTGATCTGTCACCGCCAGGTGCAGACGGTCGACGCACACAATTACCCGGTCAATACACCGGTGGATATGCCGTTCTCCGGTACGGTGACGGTGGACCGTTCGCTTGAGGCTAAACGGATGGCGGCAGGTCAGAACACAATGGGCGCCATTCTCGTCGTGACGCAGTTTCGCCTGACACAGGGTCGGGCGGCGGCAGGCAGCGACCCTCGCCTGGACGCCGATATCGTGACGTACTGCGGGCGCGATTACCGCGTGACCTTTGTGGATGAGTACACCCGCTATGGCGCCGGCTTTGTGCAGGCACACTGCGAGCTGATGAACTTCGACGGGGGAACTTTCATTGAGTAACGACAGCACCGCGCCGGGATACCTTGTCCCGGAGGACGCCGGTCCTGCTTACGACAAGGCGCTGGAAATTCATCTCAGCGAGTGGATCTGCGGGGTGACAGGCATTGAGGTGACGCGGGTCTATCCGCGCTGGACCGACCCGCAGAGGCAAATCCCCATCACCGGAACCACCTGGTGCGCTTTCGGCATCACCGCACAACAGCAGGCGCTTAACCCGGCCGACGTCCAGATTGATGATGACCGGTCAGAGCAATGGACATGGGAGCGGGTCACGGTGATTTGCTGTTTTTACGGGCCGGAGGGGGCGGCGCTGGCTGGCTGCTTTCGCGCTGGCATCTTCATTGAACAGAACAATGTGGAGCTAAATCAGCGGTCCGGACTGACCCTGAACGATGCCGGCCCGCTGTATAACGTCCCGGAGCTGATCAATAACCAATGGGTGCGGCGTTACGACATCACCGTCACACTGTCACGCAAGATTGTGCGCGAATACAACATCAAATCGCTGATTGCTACATCACCGACCGACATTCCGGTCATCCTTTCTGGAGATTAACCTATGCCGCAGGGATTACCTGTATCTGATGTCGTGGAAGTCGACATCCTCATGGCTCCGCGTGCCGCGCAGATGCGTAACTTCGGTTCGCTTCTGGTACTCGGCAGCAGTGACGCGATTTCCCCGCTTGAACGTATGCGGGCCTATACCTCTTTTGACGCTGTAGAGGCGGATTTCGGCACCGACGCGCCGGAGACACAGGCCGCACAGCGCTATTACTCGCAGTCACCACAGCCCAAAGACCTGTATGTCGGGCGTTGGGTGAAAGTGGGCGCTGCCGGCGAGCTGCAGGGCGGCGTGCTTACGCAGGCGCAGCAGGCCATGGCGTTATTTACCGTCGTGACCGATGGCGCGATGAAAATCACCGTCGACGGTACTGCGAAAACCATCACCGGCGTGACATTTGCTGCAGAAACCAACCTTAACGGCGTGGCGGCGAGGGTAGCGGACAAGCTCACCACCGCTACCGTGGTCTGGGATGCGTCCGCAAGTCGCTTTGTGGTGACGTCAAAAACCACCGGGGCAACCTCCACCGTCAGCTTTGCCGAAGCGAATGCGTCAGGCACTGACCTGTCGGCATTGCTGCACCTGGTGCAGGCGGACGGTGCGAAAACGGCCGCTGGCCTGCCGAAGGAAGCGCTGACCGACTGCGTGGCGCTGATGGCGGAGTTCTCCGCAAAGTGGTACGGGCTGACGCTGGCAGATGCGGGGGTTGAGCTGGCTGATGTCGTAGCGGTGGCCAAACTCATCGAGGCGCAAAGCCCCTCCCGCATCTTTGGCTATACCGTGCAGGATGGCAACGCCACGGACCCACAGAGCACGACTGACATTGCCGCCCAGCTCGCCGCCGCCAATCTGGGGCGAACCCTGACGCAGTATTCCGGTACCGACCCGTACGCCGCTGCATCTCTGATGGGGCGGGCGTTCAGCGTTAACTTTAACGGCAACAACACCACTATCACCCTGAAGTTCAAGCAGGAGCCCGGCATCACGGCGGAGTCCCTGACGTCGACCCAGGCCAAAGCCCTGCAGGCCAAGAACTGCAACGTGTTCGTTAACTACAACAACGACACCGCCATTATTCAGGAAGGCGTGATGGCCAACGGCGATTTCATCGACGAGCGCCACGGTCTCGACTGGCTGCAGAACTTCCTGCAGACCAACCTGTACAACCTGCTCTATACCAGCACCACCAAGGTGCCGCAGACCGACGCGGGCAACACCCGGCTGCTGGCGAACGTCGAGGCCTCCATGGACCAGGCGGACAATAACGGTCTGATTGCGCCAGGGGTGTGGAACGGCGGACCGATTGGCCAGCTGTCACCGGGCGACATGCTGACCAAGGGCTATTACGTCTGGATGGATGCAATTTCACTACAGCCGCAGGCAGACCGTGAGGCCCGCAAGGCGGTACCGATTCAGGTGGCTTGCAAGCTGGCAGGAGCGGTGCACTTTGCCGATGTGCTGGTTAACGTAGTTCGCTGAGGAGAGATAAATGTCAGCTTATTCTTTTATGGACGTCAGCGCGTCCATTACCGGGCCGACCGGCTCTATTGATCTGGGTTATGGCTCAGCCACCTCCGAAGAGGGCATTTCTGTTGCCATGGGTGGTGCCAAAAACACCATGACCGTTGGTGCAGACGGCGAGGTGATGCAGAGCCTGCACGCCGACAAGAGCGGTACGATGACGGTGACGCTGCTGAAAACCTCGCCAGCCAACAAAAAGCTGTCGCTGGCGTACAACCTGCAGAGCCAGTCATCGGCGACCTGGGGCAATAACGTGATCGTCATTCGCAACAAAGCGTCCGGCGATATCATCACCGCCCGCAGCGTGGCATTCCAGAAGCAGCCGGATAACGCCAACGCCAAAGACGGCGGCACCATGGCCTGGGTCTTTGACTGCGGCAAAATCGACCAGGTATTAGGGGAGTTTTAACCGATGGAATTTCACATCAACGGCCACGATTACAGCGCGGCCAAACTGAGCGTCTTCGACCAACTGAAGGTCTCCCGTAAGTTGCTGCCGGTGCTGGCGGGGATGTTCTCCGATATCAACGCTATCCGTCAGCTGATCCCTGTTGGCGGCGGCGCCGGCGCGTCTGATATTGACGCCATCGCGCCGGCGCTGGAGAAGGTCCTGCCACGCATTGCGGATGCGCTGTCCGGGCTCAGCGACGAGGACACCAATGCCATCATCCATCCTTGCCTGGCGGTCGTCTCTCGTCGTAACGGTAAAGCCTGGACACCGGTGTTCACCGGCGGTCAGTTGATGTTTGACGACATCGACCTGTTTGCCATGCTGGGACTGGTGGCGCGGGTGGTCGCCGATTCGCTGGGAAATTTTTTGCGCGCACTCCCTACAACCCCGACGCCAGACCTGCCGGCAGCATAACCTTCAACACCCT